TAGCTGGACTGCTAGTGCCGATACCTACATTACCAGAGCTATCAACAAGAATGCGAAAAGCAGAAGCATCATAATCATAAAAACCTAGATTACCGCTCGTATCAGAAGTGATAGCGTACTTGCGTCCGCTTGCTCCTGTATTATCAAGAAGAAACCTCGAGCTGGTTGAAGAGCTTAACTCAATATTTGCGCCATCCGTAGGAGTAAGAGAGGTTGTTCCTATTCCAAGACTTTCTAAACTCGCATCCCAGAACAACTTCGCAGTCGTGCCAGTGTCTTCGTAGAAGCTAATGTCGCCGTTGTTGGCGATACCAAATCTTTGAGCTGTATTACCTGAATTGAAAACATCAAAAGAACCATTAGTGCCACTTAACCTTACATGACCATCACTATTACCTAAAAGAACTTGTCCAGCACCTGTATTATTTGCTCTTCGTAAATCTGCTACATTTGCTGTTGCACTTGATATGGTTAAACCATCAGCAGTCACTGTGCCAGTTACATTGATGCCTTGTGTATTTACGGCTAATCGTTGCGTACCGCCCTGTGTAAATGTGGTTGTATCACTACCCGCAAAGGTAATATTAGTGTTGTCGTCTGAGTCACCTTTAATAGTATCGAGTGCAATAGTACCTACGTTTAGAACATTATTGTCGCCAAGATTAAGGCCGTCTGCTGTTATAGTGCCGGTTACGTCGATGCCTGTGGAGGTTGTGGCTAGTTTTAAGTTGCCGCCATAATACAACTCAGCTTGCGCGCCGTTGGTGAATTTAGCGTAAGTAGAGCCAGTTAAGTTTTGAAAGCGCAGGTTATTTTCTGCTTGTAACTGAAGCTCACCTGTACCTGCGTCTTTAATAACGCTAGTAGACCCATCATGATAAATCTGTAGGTCAGAGCCAGCACCGAAGACAGCCTTGTCACTATCGGCAAACAGAATGTCATTACCATTAGACGCAAGATCACCACCTAGCTGTGGCGTAGTGTCGTCCACCAAGTCTTGCATTGCAGAGTCAGCAGTAGAGCCTTGTGCGGCTGTAGCGTAATCAGAAGAGTCGAACGCTTTAACCTGTGCAAGGTTAGTAACCTCTGAGTCCATTAAGGCACCAGCGGCTGTGACGTTAGCTGTATCTGTTACGTCTGCTGAAGCTTCAATGCCGTCCAGCTTAGTGTGGTCAGCATCGGTAAATACATTGGAGTCCGTAGCGGCTTCTACTGCGGCTCTAATCTCAGCATCGGTTTGGTCTGCTGTAGCACTAGCCTCAATGCCATCTAGTTTACTGTGATCTGCGTCAGTAAAGACGTTAGAGTCTGTGGCAGACCCAACTAACGTACGAATCTCTGCGGCAGTCTGGTCAGCAGTAGCGCCTGCTTCTATGCCGTCTAACTTAGCACCGTCTGTAGCAACGTCACGGCCATCAATGGTTCCGTCTGTAGTTAGGTTGCCAGAGATAGCAGGAGCAGTAAGTGTTTTGTTAGTAAGCGTCTGTGTGCCTGTTAAGGTTGTAACAGTAGAGTCAATATCAAAGGTAACAGTATTGCCTGAGCCAGACGTATCAATACCAGTACCGCCTGTGAAGGTCATGGTCTCAGTATCTAAATCAATATTTAGTGCGCCGCCTGAGTCTGCTTGAAAGTCTAGGTCTTGCGCTTGGAGTTCTGTGGTTACAGAGTCAACGTACGCTTTTACGGACTGCTGTGTAGGAACCAGAGTTGCACTGTCGGACGACATATCGTCTTCATCGACAAAGGCAGTGACACCAATGGTTCCGTCAGAAATAGTTTCAAAGGTCAGGGTTCCGGTAAACGTAGGCCCTGCTGTGTCAGCTTTGGTTGTAATGGCTGTGGCAATTGCGTCAAACTCAGTTTCAAATTCAGCGCCACGAATAATTTTTCCTGAGTCGCCTGTAGGTAACGAGTCCTTCGCTTCAAAGTCTGTAGTCTTAGTGTAGTTCGACATTGGAAAGTCCTATTGCAGAGAAGAAGGAGGAGAAAGGAAAAGGGGCCATTGCTGACCCCCTAAGATCGTTACTCAGCGACTGCGAGTACGAAACCAGCTTCAGGTCGGTATACTTCAACACCGTAGAGGCAATCAGCCGTGTACAGAGTTGAGAGGTATTCCTGCTTGTACTGAGTCTGTGAACGAACAGCTTGCTGCTCTGCCATGACAATAGCGTCACGGTGGAACAAGAGTGCTGCACGAGTATCAGCAGATCCAGCAGTGTTGTCTGCTGCTGCTTCGATAGTTGCACAGTTGTTTGAGACGTAGATGTCTACACCGTACAGGTTACCGATAAGGCCAGAGCTTACTGCTTGACCAGTTACGAAGTCAGAAGACACGTATCGGTCAACACCCATGATGGTGTTACGAACCGAAGGTGGGATAACAAGTACACGGCTTTCCATTGGTACGTTGTTGTCGTCAAGCTTCTGAATCATGTCACGGAAGAACGCATCGGTAAACACGTCAGCAGGAACGATAGTATCGTCAGTGTACTGAGTAGTTGTACCACCGTCGTTGAAGAAACAACCGCTGTGCTGGTAGTCAGTAGGAGCTACTGAGCCAGAGAACACAACAGAACCACCGTCACCAAAACCAGTACCACAAGAGTGGAGGTCAGTGTCGATCTTAGTAGCAAGAGCATAACCAGCATCTTCAGTGTAGAACTGACGGAGGCTAGAAAGCGCCTGTACTTCAACGATGTCTTCGATCAAACGTGAGTACTCGAAGTGACGGTCGATGTCAACAGTCAGTTCGCTCTCAGTGTTTGCAATGATAGTAACTGCAGTGTCAGCAGCCTTAGCATTTGCATCGCCACGAGTTGGCTTTGGAATGTGAAGCTTGTCGCCCTTCTTGCCATTCATAGCGATACGCTTGACAAGTGGAGCCATCTTCAGGTTCTTTTGGTAAGCAGCAATAATCTCATCACTCCAGATTTCTGGAATAAAAGTAGCCGCTTCAGTCTTCGCAGTATTACCCGCTGCACCGGGATAAGTTGCAGTAGCCATGTCAATCTCCTAGATTATTTGACTCGACCCTCCGCATAAGCCGCCATGATTTCATCGGACAAAGCTTGATAACGGTCAGGGTCATTCTTCATAAGTTTAATAATGTCGGCCCTGCGATATACCTTCTTACGACTACCTTCAGCACTACCTCGTGCATTGCCTGTGTTAGCTGCCTTAAGTGTCTGCTTACGTGCCTGTTTTTCAACTTTGGCAGTTTGCTGTGCTACTGTTTTACGTTCTTTCCAGAGTGTAAACAGTTCGTCAGCAGATTCAGCATCGTACTGTTGGTCAGCTTGTACAAACAACTGAGTCCTAATTTTAGAAGCTTTGATCCATTCTGCAAACTTGGGATCACCAAGGATTGTTTGCATATCTGGATGCTTGTTTTGAAGCGTAGCCAAAGATGACTGCTTCTTGTACTGCTCTGAGTACTCTTGTGCTTCTCTTATCTTAGGATGGTTCTCAATAGCACGATTAACAGCGCCTTGAGGATCTGTAAAATAGTCTATATCGTCTTCAGGCTCAACGTATTGTTGAGGTGCTGGTGGTTGCGTTTGAGTACTAATGTAATCATCTACAACCTTACGAAGTTCTCCTACCTCAGAAGACTGACGACCCAATAGCTTTTCAGCTTCTTGGTGCATCTGTACAACTTCTTCTAGAGACTTATTTTGGTACTTCTCTGGTAGGTTTAGTTCTTCTTGAGGTTGCTCAACTTCCTCTTGGGGTTGTTGAATCTCATCAACTTCGTTTTCAATGGTGTCCACGTTGTCCTCTTCAGGCTGTGGATCAAGCATCATAGCTTTTGACATAATTAAACTCCGTGATTATAATCATTGTGGAGATTTCTTTCTACCTGCTTTTTCGTGTTCTCGTACCCACTTCATGTGCTGACCGGGGAAGTCCCCAGTAGAGCCATCAAGGTGAAAAGACGGGGCAGATACCATTCTTGTAGAGGGTTCGCCACAGGTTTTGCACCTACTTTCTGTGACGTTATCCTTTACAAATTCTTCTGTGACATGTCCGTTAGTACAACGGAAGTCGTAGATTTTATACATCTACTGGGCCTTCTTCTTCTACTTCAGCTTGCTCTCTGGCAACCTCTATAGTACCCTGTAGATTGATTACTGTTGCAAAAGCAGCTACCTGACCTTTACGAAAGAAGAGATCTTCTACGTCTTTTACAGTCTGTATATCTGCCAACTGTTGTGCGTTTGTGGAAAGCTCTTGCAAGAGTTGTTTGAAACCTTCGTGATTGAAGAGTTCGTTGTAGTTGTCGAAGTAGGTTTCAAGCTCTGGAGTCATAGTTTCCTCTAATGTTGTTAACTATAGTTTTATTATATCATACTTTTTAGCAGTTGTCAAGCATTTCTTGTAGATTTCCTACGTTTGCCTGAAGCAGTAACTGCATGTGCTATACGCTTCGGCCCTGTCTTACGCCGTGCAGAAGAAGCCTTTTCAGCTTTAGTCATCTTAGCCGCAACAGCTTTAGGACGACAAGAGGGGTACGGACGTTTAGACTCACCCTTCTTTGCAGACTTACGTCCACAAGGTTTGCCTGTCTTAACGTCTACCCACTCCTCCTTAAACCACTTCTTAAGGGCAGCACCTTTCTTACTTTTTCTTACGGCCACTTTTGTTACCCCAGTTCTTAGCGCCGACTTTGCGGCATTTAGCTACAGCACCAGAGGCGTATGCAGAAGGCCAGACCTTGTATCTGGACTTGACCTTTTTTGCACAAGCGTCGTTAGCTTTCTTAGTTTTAGCTTTAGGCATCTTTAGTACCCCTTGGGTTTGCTCTTGCCTTTCTTCTTTCGCTTACCTGAACAGTTTGGCATGGTAGCCTCCTTACTTTTTGTGAACTTTCTGGACTTCAAAGTTTGCAGACTTAGACGCACCCTTGTGTGGCTTGTAGCCGTCTGCAGGGTCTTTCATTAGTTTATAACCTTTGCCACTCTTCATCCAGTGATGGCCTTTAGGTGCATTGATTTTCATATTATCACCACTTCTTACACGACCAGTATCGTGCCGTTAGTTTACTAGGTGGATTAGTGTCACACTTGTGACGTGCCCTAAACGACTTACGACGTGCAGGCTGGTCTTTCTTAATAGTCATCTTAGCATCACCAAAACGAATAGTCTTAGTCTTGTCACCTTCCTTGGCTACTACTACAAACTTCTTCGTTGGGTGGCTAGGCGTCCGCTTTGGCTTGTTGTACCCGCTTACGCCCGCCCGTGCTAGTTTTGGGTCCTTGGACTTTGGCATTACTGAGTTCCTCCACTTTGGTTTCCAAGTGGTCCACCTTGGTTTGTAGGTCCGCTAGGTGTTGGAATGTCCCTTGGAAGTGGTTGTGGACTTGGTTGAGTAGGAGTTGGAGTTCCCGGTCGGTTAACATTTGTTTTACCTTCTATCTGCTTTTCTTTGAGGAGAGTATCGGCCACTTTCATACGGCGTTCAAACTCTTTATCTTCTGCGTCACCTTCACGAAGGTTTCGGGTGACAGCGTTAATACGGTCGATCTCAAGTTCCTGAGGCACTGCTTGGGCTTCTGCAGCCAGCTTAGTAGCTCGTGCTTGTGACTCTTGAGCCTGAGCAGACAGTGCTGCAGTTTGTGACTGCTGGAACTGCATTTGCAACTGTTGTGCTTGTTGTTGCATTTGTTGTTGCTGCGGGTTAGGTTGCATAGCTTGTTGCATAGCCGTAAGAAG